AAATCATGGCTTACAGCATTTTCGCCACTTCTTGAAAAAGATTTACAAGAGGTTGTTGTGATTGATGGTCTTTTTATTGGTGTTCACAAAAAGAGAATATCAGAAAATTTCAGTAGAGAACTTTCTGGATTTGATTTTTATGATATATATTTTTGCTTATCCAATTTCTTTAAGAAGAAATGCAAGATTGGTGTGACTACGAACATTAGGCTTGCGCACAATTCAATAGGGAAACTTAAAGATACATGGTATAAAAATAGAGAAATTATAAATGAGAAATTTGGCAATAAATTTCCAATTGATATATTAAAAAAGAAATAATATGGATACGAACAAAACCCTAGAAAATTTATCTAAAAAAAATCTAGAAAGCCTCACTAGTTTATATGGTATTGTAAACGAAATTTTTTTGGACTATTCTAGAATGACAGACGGATATTCGTTGGCTACTGGAGATAAACTATTTGAAAATATGCCTAAAGATATGGAAAATATGATTAAAGATAGGCAGAAATTTCTATTTTATAGGAATATCGTAAAAGATGCCATAAAAAATAAAATAACAAAAATAATGGAAAATAATGGGATTGAAAAAAATTAAGAAATATTTTTTAAACCTTTTGTATGGATTACCTCATGGTTTGAGAGCAGCAGATTCAGAAATTATGGGAAGTGGCTCTAAAGATGATTTGGGTACATCAATACACCAAGAAGTTTCTGACCAAAGAGTTGCAAAACACTTGCTAAAAGGTGAAGTCACGCAAGAAGTTGAAGAATTGCGATATAGAACCTATAAGGTTGCAAATGAATCTGAAAAATACAAGTATTTAGGAAATGGCGTGGCGGTAAAAGAAGAAAAAGAAAAGAAACCAACAGATAGGAAAAAATATAAATTCTCTCAAGAAAATGAAAACATATGCGAATCTGTCCTTGAAGGATTAAACCAAGTCGGAAAATATGGGGTTGAGCGTTATAGATTCGAAATAGATTATGAATCTTTTGTGAGATTTAAAGTTGAAAAATTTGCAACCAAAGTTGATGTAAACATTAATGATGAAACTGGTTTAATTGAAACCACTTTGCATTTTAACTCTGAACCAAATCCTTACGATGGAGCATCAATGCCATTCATTAATGAAATCTCTAAACTTCTTAATGTAAAAAGTGAATACGAGGTTAAAAGAAATGAGATTGCTTCATCAATAAAAAATTTCTCATTTTGTACCTATAAAGCAACGAATGAGGATGATTTTGTAACATATAGTTTTGTCAATGGTGGAAAATTCAAAAATTTTGTACGAAATGGGTATGAATTTTTACTGACATTAACTTGGGATGAGTATATGAGAGTTCCGCTTAATTTGGAAGCAAAATACTATTCAAAGAGTATGGCAGAGAAATATGATAAGAAAGAAAAAAAAGATACCCCTATTTCCTTGGCAGAGGTTGAAAGGAAAAGATATTGTTCTGTATGCGGAAAAGAAATGTCTGTGTATGATGCAGACATACAAGAGGCAAGCGGTCAAGAGCCAATTTGTAAAGAATGTATGCAAAAAGCATTGAAATAATTAAATTATAAAATATATTTTATATGTTAACGATAGGTGTTGAATTAAATCATGTTGTTAGAAATATTAACAAACAAATTATAAAATACTACGCAAAAGAGTTTTCTCCTGAAACGGATATTGATGAAATAGATGACAAGGAGGATGTATTTAAGACATTCGCTAAATTTAACAGTAATTACGAAAAAAATAATTTCATTTTCATTGATTATCCATATGAAATTTTCGGTTGCGCTAGTACAATGGAAAAAAAATTGGCTGTTAAAATTACAAACTGGCTCACAGATATATCCAATATTGAAGACGAAGATATTAGAATTGTGTTTTACAGTTTGAATGAAGGTGAACTTAGCATTCAATCAACATATTTTTTCTTGAGTAAAATAGGCACAAGAGTTAGAAAGGTATTTTTCCCTAAAAATATTGACGAGGTATGGGATGAATGTGATGTCGTGATAACAGCAAGAGACGAGTTTTTTGAAAAAGAAATCCCAGAAGGTAAAAAAGTAGTTTTAATCAACAGACCGTTTAATAAAGAGGCAAAAGATAAAGCATTCTTAAATTACGATAATTTAAGCGAAATAATAACTGACGAAGATTTTTTTAACAAATTAAAAGGATGAAACAAAACACATTTATTTTTGACATCAACAAAATAACTGATTTTGTGTTTGGCAATCCAAATGAAAGAACCAATGATGTTGAGATTACGGAAAATTACATTTTTGACAAAAAGTTGGACAAGATGATTCCAAACACTAAAGAAGTAAAAGAGGTAAAAGTAAATGACTATACTGGTCAAAATACTATTCGTTATGACCTTGTTAAAACATTTATTGATATTTTGGATGCTGTAGAAGACCCAAATATTATGTCTTTAGGACAAAGCATTACATACAATACAATGCAAGCATATGAATTAATTAAAGATATAAAAAATACCGACAATGAGTGAAAAAAATTTAAAGATTATTGAAAACATTGAAAAGGAAATTTCAAAAATAGATAAGAAAGAAAACAGAATCTTCTTTTTCGTAATTGATACAAAGGGTGTACCAAGTGGTAGCCTAGAGTATATCTACAACCTTGCATTGATATGTAAAGAAGAAGGTTACGATGTAAGTATGCTACATACAGAAGAAGAGTTTGTTGGAGTTGGAGCATGGCTTGATGAAAAATATGCTAATCTTCCACATTATAATGTAAACAAGGGAGAGGTTGGAACATCACCATCTGACTTGCTGTTTATACCTGAGATTTATTCACAAGTTATGAACCAGACAAAGCAGCTTCCTTGTAAGAGAGTTGCTATCCTTCAGAATTACAATTACTTGGTAGAACAAATGCCTTATGTCGCTCAGTGGGGTGATTTCGGAATTATGGAAGGAATAACTAATTCAGATTATCAAGCAGCAGAACTTAATGAGTCATTTCCATATGTTAAACTTAGAAAAATTACACCGTTTATCTCTAAAATTTTTGGTAAAACAAATGAGCCAAAGAAAATGGTAGTTAATGTAATCGCTAAGGACCAGTCAAATATTAAGAAAATTGTAAAACCATTCTATTGGAAATATCCAATGTTTAAATGGGTTTCATTTAAAGAGCTCAGGAATCTATCCAAAGAAGACTTTGCAAAAGCATTGCGTGAGGGTGCTATAACTGTTATTGTTGACGAGGATGCAAGTTTCTGTTATTCTGCTCTTGAGTCCGTTAAAAGCGGTTCAATTACAATGTGTAAAGTTCCTGAAACGGAATGGGATTGGGCTTCTAATGAAGATGGTACATTACCAAATTGCTGCGTTTGGTTTAACGACTACGATACATTACATAAACAGTTGGCAAGTGTTGTTCGTTCATGGATTACAGATAAAGTTCCTACAGTTCTTGAGGAAGAAGGTAAGAAGGTTCTTGAAAACTACTCTTACGATAAGACTAAGGGTGAGTTGCTTACATACGTTAATGACACTCTTGGAAAAAGAAAAAGGGAAATGGAAGAGTTAATCATCCAGATTAAAGCTAAGAAGGAGGAAGAGTAACATGAAGGAATTTTTAGAAACAGGTGTTCTCGGTATAATTGAACTCGACAAATCAATATGTGTTCACAACTACAAAGATTTCAAAAAAACCGAAAAAGGTCAAAAAATGATTGAGAATTATCTAGAAAGATGGTCTAAGTTAGGTTTTATTGAAGGACTTGAAGGTGAGGTTAAAGAAAGAGGCGCTGTTGCTATGGAACAGTTGGCTGTATATCTCATAGCAGAAGCGACTGAAAATAGTTTAACTGGACCGTTTGAAACGATTGGCTTCCCAATGATACGAAGGGTATGTTGTGGTTCTATAGGAAACAAAGAAAATCTAAACAACCTTGATTTATTTAATTTTGAAAAATTTATTAAATATTGCAAAGAACTAGATATTGTTAATTTAATAAATGATGTTGATAAAATTGTTGGCGACACAAAATTTGATGTAGAGGCTGAAACTTGCGCATTGGGCTGTGAAATGATAATCAAGAGATTCAATGGTGATAAAAGAAGCTTTGATGAAATGAAAGTAGAATATATTAATAAAATAAAAGAAAAAATTAAGAATGACAATGAAAGAGCTAGTAGTGATAATACCAATGAATGAATTTGGTAAGGAAAATATTGAGTTGTTAAACAAGGCTGTTGAGTCAGTACCAAGCGAACTCAATGTATTGCTTTCAGTACCAAAAGGCACTGATGGAAAGAAGTTGAAGGATATAAGTGATAGACTTGGTGTCGTGTCAGAGTCAGAAGGTAGCTCTTTCGCAGAACTTGTAAACGCAGCAGTTAACACAATCGAAGAGAAATGGTTCTCAATTCTTGAGTTTGATGATACATATACACCAATCTGGTATGATAATGCTAAGAAATATATCGAGTTTATGCCAAGTACAAGCGTATTCATGTATCTTGAGGACATCACAGATTTTAATGACGGTAAGTATATCGGATTTGGAAATGAAGCTGCATGGGCTTCTGCATTCTCAAATGAAATTGGTTTTATTGACAACGACTGTTTACAGAATTATTTTGATTTCTATATGACAGGTAGCATCTTCAATACTGCTGATTGGAAAGAGGTAGGTGGCTTGAAGCAATCAATTAAGATTACGTTCTGGTATGAATGGCTGTTACGTGCAACTAATAAGAATAAGACTGTTTATGTAATTCCAAAGGTGGGATATAACCACAAGCTTGGAAGAAAAGGCTCATTAACAGAAATCTATAAAGAAACAATTAGTCAAGAAGAAACACAATGGCTTTTTGACCTCGCAAAAAGAGAGTATATGTTCCATCCAAATGTTGAACGTGACCCTAATAAATTTATTTTTAATAATAAAAGTAAAGAGGCTGAAGAATGATGGATAAGGAAAAAATAATCGAGATTGTCAATAAATCTATAGAAAAAATAGATACTACAAAATGTAAAAGTCTTTCTATTGTTGAAAATTTATGCCAAGAAAAAAATGAATATCCTAATCATTATATAATATGTGTTGCAGGAGGGCTTAATGGTCGTGGAATTTGGAGCAATTATTTTGAAATTTTCGCAAAACTAATGTTTCAAATTGAATCATATTATAACGAAAAGCCATTTATTCTTAAAGTAGAAAACGATGTGGCAGATGATGTTTTCTATTTATTCATTGGTATACATAAATAAACCAAAACAAATGGCATTAATTATGATGGTTAATGCCATTTTTTTATTACATCAAAACGGCAACGCGAAGATTTTCCAATTGGAAAATGTGAAAGAAAGTGTGTTGAAATTACGCAGATTTGACTTTGATAAGATATTTAGTATTAAATTAATCATTATGAGGAATAATCCCTAATTATAAATATCATTTGAAATGTCAGAAATTTGCGTAACAGAAGAAAAAGTCAAAAAGAAGAGAGGTAGAAAACCATCTAAAGAAAGAAAAGGTTATTTCTATGAAGAACAAGAACAAGCGGTTGTAGATTATATTTCCACTGACGATGAAAAGGAAAAGAATAGAATCTTCAACACGACCCTCAAACCAGCATTTACGAAGATGATTGAATCAATCATAAGGAGATATAATTTGTATCCACCAGATGAAGAATTCCAAGAAACATTTGACGATACTATATCATTCCTTATGACTAAGCTATCATGTTTCGACCCTAGTACAAATTATAAAGCATATTCTTATTGTGGTACAATTTGTAAAAATTATTTGATTTATAAAATCAATCAATTCTCAAAGAATCAGAAGAGAAATATTTCTTACGATAATCCATTTGAAACGGTTCAAAATGATATAAATGATAATATCACATATTCATATGATGAAACTGACCCAAGAAAGACATTCTTGACTGAACTAACAGGACATACCGTTGAAAATATTGAAAGAATCCTTTCAGACAAGGAAAAAATGAAACTCAATGAAAACGAAATTAAAGTAGGTCAAGCATTGATAAACCTTATGAGAAATTGGGATGAACTATTTGCCCAAATGGGTAGTAATAAGTTTAACAAAAGTTCAATTCTATTATTCTTGAAGGAAACCACAATGTTGAATACTAAAGAGATAAGGGATGCCATTAGAGTATATAAGAAAAGATATTATGACGTTAAATGGAAACTTATCAATGAATAAATCCAAACGGCAATATTTATAACAAAAAAAAACAATGGGAAAACTTAAAATTGAATTAAATGATACCCAAAATATAAGGGACCTATTGCAAGAAGCTTATAGACTAGCTGATGAGCAGATTGTACAAGCTCAGAACGAGATTAACAAGCTCTCTGTTGCAACACAGCTACAAGAAGAGCCAATGGACGCTAGAAGCAAATATGCAAAGGCTATAAACGACTACCTTGGGTTAAAAGATAAAGCTATCTCAAAGAAGATAGAAATTGCTAAGATTCTAACAGACATCTATCACCATAATGGTGATGTTCAAGGTGCTCTAGAAGGAAGCGAGGCAATTAAAGACATGTCATTTAACTTTGATGACATTAAGAAAATAGTAGACGATTCTCTACAAGAAAAAACTAAGAAAATTGAATTGAATAAGAAATAATGGCAAGTGTAAAGAAAATGCAAGAGGAAGCTATGGCTTCTATCGATACAGCGAAAGCATTGGTTGACAAGGTACTGACCATCATGGAAATTATGGTTGTTGACCCATCTGTTGCTTTAACGTTTTCTGCCAATCCAATTGGATACCTAATCCAATTGTTAAAGCATTTGGGTGTTACACGTGAAGAAATTGAGCTATGGCTTACAAACTTCTTGGTTTACATTATACCTGTTCTTGAGATTTCAGTAAAAGCTATATTGCTTACAAATCTCAAGAATATGATTTCTTGTTCAGTTGACCCTAGAATTCCTGAGAAATATAGAAAAAGACATAAAGCACCAACAGATTATAATACATCACAAGAATATGGAATAGACATTAACATTGAATCCATTGATTTCATGGATAAATTGTCTATAAATCCGTTAGGTGAATTTGGCTCTAATTGGTATTTTGGTCTTGAGGGTGTGGAAGACTCATACAAATTTGCAAGGGCTGATGATATGGATGCCTTTTTATGGTTTGTAATCCATAAAGGTAAATTCCCTAATTCGGCAATTTTAAGTGGTGAGACAACCAATGAAATAGCATCCTCATTAAACAGCTTATATGGTAATAGCCCAAGTGTATTACCTTCAAGTGGAACACTTTTATCAACATTAGAAGCGATGTACGACACAAGCAATCCATCTTCTATTTTATTGGGTAATACATTTGCATATAAAGATGGTCACATAGTTTCTATGTGTATCGACAATAAAACTGATGAGGTTGAAAATATCGTACATAATACAATTGTACCAGTATCAGATGATTGGGCATCAGTTAACTGGTATGCTAGACGTGCTGACCAACTTGGAAAGAATCTTGGATTTGGATGGGGTGTTAATCAAAAAAATGGTAATACAAAATATAAAGGGAAAAATAGAGATTTTAGCAAAGAAAGGGCAATTTGTAATATACAATATATAGACCAAGCATCAAGTGATGCACCATTGACTGGTTTGGTTAATAACAAGTTACGTTTTACTATTCTTCCTAAACCATATATACATATTCCTATTTTGTCAAAAGGAGAAGCACCTTGGCAGTTTAAAAAAATGTTATTTGATGATAAAGGGCATTTTGACGTTAATGGAAAATATACATTTGCCGAAGGTGCTGTTGCAGAGAGTGCTACTACCAATAATGTGATATTTTATGTTAGTAGCGGCACATCAGCTACAACTATTGCAACTATGGATATAAGAAGTCGTGAAGTTACCGTTAATAATCCTCCAGAGCTAGTAAAAAATTTAATAGAGTGCTATCCTGGTCTTACTGTTTTTGAATTTAACTATGATTATGTAATGAGTATAAAGCTTTTCGATGCGAAAGTATTGGCTCATTCATTGATGGAATCTGTTCTCAATACAAATTTGGGCCTCAGTGTTGGTGTCGGAATGAGACACCAAGAATCAACCGAAACCATTAAGGAAATAATTAAAAACATTCTTGAGACTGATGATTCTGAAGTAAGCGATTGTTATTATACTTTTGATAATAGTAAATACGACTCCCTTCTTAGAAGGGAGTCGTATTTACTATTATCAAAAGTATAATAACAATCGCTTACTTCAGAATCATC